GCTTGGAACGCCTTCGCAGCTAACTTAGAAAGCCAAGACCCAACTATAGGTTATAATCAGTTGTCCGACTTAGCACAACAAGAAGCTCAGAATATGCAGGGAGAGGCTGAGGCAGCGGCTGAGTTGGCGAGTACCCTGCTGGGTGGTGAATCACAATGGACCGATTATGGCCCATCAGTGGGTGACGGTTCTTCTGGTGCGGGTGACTCACAAGGCGGTGGAAGTGGTGCGGGTGCCAGCCCATCTGATGATGGCGACAATGATATGGGTCCGTGGTGATCACTGATGCCTACTAATTCACAAAGGAAGATATAGACATGGCAACTAACAATCCATTTAATTTATTCCAAGGGGCTACTCCGGGTGACGTACAGCAACTTATGCGCCAAGAGAGAGCCAAGAGGATACAGGATCAATTTAATACTGTAGCCGCTACTGGTAATGTCCCCGCTGCAGTGGCCGCTAGGGCGCGTCAGGCACAAATTGAGGCTATTCAAGGTGCCGGTGGTGGTCTCTTAGGGGCCGCAGGTATGCGTAGGGAGGACCCTAGGCTACTTAAGGCACGTAAGAGAGAGACTGACAAAGCTAAGTACATGGAGATGTTCAAGGACCTTAAGATGGATAGTCCTGAGGACTTCTATAAGATGTCTCAAGTCTTTATGGCTGATGGTTATATACAGGAAGCTCTTCAACTAACGGATCAGGGCCATGCCTTTAGGAAAGAGGCCAGAGGTGATAAGGGTCTGGACCTTAAGGCAGCTGCGGATGCATTTGATCGTGAACATAAAACACATGGGATGTCAGTTAAGAACAAGACCTTACAGCTCAATGAACTCATGGCTAGACATGGCCGTCAGCTTGACTGGTCTAAGTTTGGTCTGGCCGAAAAGGACTACGGTCTTAAGAGGGATATATTCATAGCTCAGGAAGCCTTCAGGGATAGGTCCCAAGGGTGGAAAGAGAAGATGGATGAGATCAACAACAAGCTGGCTGAACGTGGTTTGGACATCCGTGTGGAGGGTAACAACATTGCCCGTCTTGGTACTGTGGGGAACTTAGAACTAGGGAAAGCGAGGCTCTCATTTGATCAAGTGAAAGAGTTGTTTAAACAAGACCTAGAGACAAGTAGACTAGGTATTGACAAGATGTTGGCCCAAAATAGGGTCTTTGTTGATGGTAAGAACATAGAACACCAAGGGCTGTCCTTAGAACATCGTAAGGAAGTGGCGAAACAAGACCACGACCTACGCCAGACTTTAGGTATTGGTAATCTTCAACATAAGGCCGCTAGTCTTAAGGTACAAAAGTACGCCACTGAACATGATATAGCACTTAAGTACAAAGGTCAGGCTTTAAACGAAAGGCAACACTCAGAGAATATGGAGCTTCTGAGGAATAGGTTTGACTTTGATAAATATAAGTTTACCGCTACTATGAATGAGACAGCCAAGCAACGTGTTGTTAACATGGAACTTGCTGAACGTAGGCTTGAACTACAGGAACGTGGTATTGATATAGATGAGTTAGATAAATCAGAACGTAGAAACTTAGCGTCTAAGATGTTTGCTGAGGACAAGCGTATGAACATACATAAGATGTCCGAGGACGAGAAGAATAGGCATCTCACTGAGCAACTTGCTAACTATAGTAACCATTGGAAGGGAAGGGCAGACGAAGTAGCACGTATGTCACTAACACAGAAGAAGGAACTATGGAAAGAAGAGATGGCCTTTAAGACTAGGATGGCCCATATTGAAGGGGAGTATACGATAGGTGCTGCTGCCATTAAAGCCAAGGCTCCTAAGCCTACTGAAGTAAAGGCCGTGACTGACAATGATCTATTGGAAATGGAGAACTTTCTTGAGGCTCATCCTGATATTGAAAAGAGAATAAAGAACTCAGGCATAGGACCTTGGTATACTGGAGGTAATGACACAGAACAACTCTCAGCCCTTAGTAGTAAATATAAAGCTTGGAAAGGGAAGAATAAAGGAAGAGGAATGACTAACTTCTTTGATGCAATGGTAGGTTCTAAAACAGGAGCCTCTGATGGAGGTGATGATAACTTCAAAGGCACTACAGTTAAGAAGAAAAAAGGTAACCAGGAGTGACAGTCTTAACACTTGCGGACATACAAAGCTCAGAGACTCTTCAGTCCTTAGGCGCACTTGCGGGTGACAAGGTTGAGGATGGTGGCTTAGTACGTGTGTTCTCTGAAGATGAGGACGAACTAGGGCAGAAGATCACTGCACAGGACATCTCTCAAAGTGAGACACTTCAGAAGCTAGGTGCTAAAGACGGAGACCGTGTTGTCAACGGGGAGTTGATCCAGACTGAACAGGACTCAGCATGGAGAGCCTTTAGGTACGGCAAGGCTAAGGGTGAGGAAGAGGGTATCGTTGACTATGCCACTAACATACTGACACAACACTTTCCTACAGTGGGCAACATGGTGGACTATGGTCTTGATCGTATTGCCCACCATGTTCTTCCGGGTGACCTCACTGATACTTGGGCTGATAAATTAAGAAGCCATAACCGTAAGTATCAATCTGCCGATGAGAGATATGGTGAGGGGTTCACTCAGGCCACACCGGACCAACGTAGGGAGATGATGCTACGGGCCAAGGAACGTGCATTACAGAAGCAGTTCAAAGGTTACGTACCTCAGGGTGGTTTTGCTCAGGGTACCGGTGAAATATGGGGTACACTTAAGGACCCTACTACACTCCTTCCTGCTGGTCAGGGCATTAAAGCCATGGTGGGTATAGGTGCGGCTATGGGTGGGACCTATAGTGCCGCTCAGGACTTAGCGACTAAGGGGAAAGTTGACCCCACTAAGGCTGGTCTCTTTGCTGCTGGTGGTGCCGTGTTACCCGTCGGTATAGTAGGTGGTTTCAAAGCCATCCCTATAGTCAAGAAGGGTGTGGCTGGTCTGTACACTAAGGGTACATCACAGAAGATAGTACGTAAGGCTCAGGCTCTGATAGCCAAGAAGCAGAGTCAAGGAATTACTGTGACTGAGAAGTCTCTCCCTGAGATAGCACAGGAAATAGGTGTGTCACCCTCAAGACTGGTTGACTCATACAAGGCACAGAAGGTAGAGCCTAGGTTCCATAGCTCAGTGGACGAGGCAGAGAAGGCACTACAGGCCTCCATAGCTGAGGACAGTTCCATGTTAAGGACTGTATCCAAACAGGCAGACAACTTCTTAGGTGCCCTCTCGACACGTATAAAGAACATAGACGATGGACTCTATGGTAGACTTATGAAGGCTGAGTTCGACCTACATAAGAACACCCAAGGCTACCTGTCACGTACCGAACCCTTTATGAGACAGATGGACACTTTACCTAAGGAAGCCCAACAGGAATTAAACTTCTATCTACGTAGTGGTAACTTTGACGCAGCCGAGAGTTGGATGAGAGCCAAGGCACCTCAGTTACTTGAGACTACTACAGGCCCCACCAGGATGGTCATACGTCCATTCGATGACGTTAAGCAAGTGTTGACTGACTTAGGTGAGGAGTTGGCCGCTAATGGTCATAAGGTGGACGTAGAGAACTACTTCCCCTCCAGTGTCAAGAGCTACGAAGGTATACTTAAGGGACTTGGTGTCAAACAAAGAAACATATTTACTAAGGAACTGGAGAAAGTAGCCGCAAGTAAGAAAAAGACAGTGGGACAACTTACTGACACAGAAAGAGATAGAGCTATAGAGAAGGTTATCAAGGGGAAGAACTTTGATAAGTCTGACGTAGGGCCTAGGAATACTAAGCAAAGAATGTTGGGACCTGAGGACTTAAGTGTTGAACTGATGAAGCATTATGAGTCCCCTGTCCATGCACTTCAGTCCTACATTAGGTCCTCAGTTAACCATGTGGAACGTAAGAAGTTCTTTGGTAAGACTGTGGTGGATGATCTTGATGACGCTTCAGGGATGGACGTAAACGCCTCTATCTCTACACTAGTGGAAGAGATGAATGCTAGGGGTAACCTCACTACTGATCAGGCATTAGAACTACAGAAGGTCTTAGGTGCTAGGTGGTCTAGTGACGGGAAGCAGATGCATGGTGCATTGATTGGTATAAAGAACTTAGGTTACATAGGTACACTTGGGGACTTCATGTCCACCCTAACACAGATTGCGGACACAACTAACATCATGGGTTATCATGGGTTTGGTAATACCATCAAGGCCGCATTCAAAGCCAAGGACTTCAAACTGGACGACATAGGTATGGCGGACAGTATTGCCAGAGAACTAGGTGACTCAGGTAAGTTCTCCAAAACACTCAACAGTGTCCTTAAGGTTACTGGTTTTAAGAAGATAGATAGGTTTGGTAAAGAGACCTTAATGAATGCAGTTAAGAAAAAGTACAGTAAGCAATTGAACACTCAGAAAGGTGTCGATAAGTTCAAAGAGAAATGGGGAGACATATATGGTCCTGAAATTGACACTATCATAGGTCAACTTCAGAGAGGTGAGAAGACTGAACTTACTAACCTCCATATGTTTACTAAGCTATCTGAGCATCAGCCCATCTCCTACAGTGAGTACCCCGCCGCCTATATGAACAACCCTAATGGCAGGATATTCTATATGCTCAAGTCCTTTACCCTTAAGCAGTACGACTTGGTCAGACGTAATCTATATCAGGAGTTTAAGAAGGCAGGTAGTAAAAGAGCTAAGGCTAAGGTAATGGCTAAGGCAGGTAAGGTTGCCGCCTTCATGTCAGCCGGTGGTTTAGGCGTGGACAAGACAAAGGATTGGATATTAGGTAGGGACATTAAACCTGAGGACTTAGGATGGGACGCTGTCTATGCTTTGGCGGGTGCCTTTGGTGTCAACAAGTACGCAGGTGATAAGTTCCTTAAGCAGGGGGACTTAGCTGGTTTTGCGGATAACCTTACTGACATACCATTGCCTGTGTTCCAAGGGATACAGTCCCTAATGACGGGTGACTTCACTAAGACCGCTAAGTCAGTACCCATCATAGGCAGGACGTTACACTCAAGGGCCTTTGGTGGGGCTAAGAAGTACAATAAGAAGCTAAGGAAAAGTAGATGACCTGTCGTACCTTCCTAAAACGTATTATAGCCAGAGAACGCTACCTCTGTAGGTCCTTCTGGCTACATACGAAACACTATAGAAAAGGTTAAACCCCCTATTTTGGGCAAATTACCCCTTGTTTCTAAAGGATAATTCAGGATAAACTGGTAGGGTAAGGTAGCATGGGTACTTGCCCTACCACTTTAGCGCCTTAGGAACTCAGGAATAGGGGGAAAACCAGTAAAGAAAGTACCTAATTCCTCCAGTTCAGTCAGTATGTCTCTATTCGTAGTGGTCTTGACTGGCATATCCATGATCATGTGATCAGGCAAGGGGTGTATAGCCTCTTTAGAGCCTTCCTCAACGGAGGGCTTTTGTGCTATAATGGCTACTTTAAACCTGTTGTACGCCTTGGCCCACCCCTCACGTTTCCAATCTATGATAAGCTGCTTGGCTCTGGACTCGATATGTGCCTTAGTACCCACAGACCACTTACCTAGCTCCTCCCATTCAAGTTCCATAGCGGCCCATATAACCTTATCATTGATCTTGGCTTGATCCTTGGGCCTAAGTTGTCCAAGGAGAGTGAAGTAGGAAGTGTCTATAGGTTTCTTAGGTTTCAAAACTAGTCCTCCCTAGTGGGACAATCAGGACACTTACCGTAGGGACACTTCTTACAGGGTCTTGTCATTTGGTTTTCTCAACCACTCTAACAGTGACCCATTCGTCCTTGTTCATGGAGTAGAACTCCTCGTTACGTTGCTTCTCTACGTTGTAACGGGAGAACGAAAGTACTCCATCGTAACTTGAGAAATCGTCCGCTTCAACCACCATTGTGTTACGTTGTTTTGTAGTCACTTCATAAGTCTTCATTGGCCACACTCCTTATCACCTGTATCAGGGTCTATGAAGCAAGCTGCACCCTCTTGCTCCTCTGTTGTATTCATGATGCCGTATCTCTTACCGGCAAGTCTGAAGGTTGTGCATCCCTTTAGCTTAGTCTTCCATGCTGTGTGGTAGATAGACTTGAACTCATCAAACGTAGTGTCATCACCCACATTGATAGTCTTAGATACTGCACTGTCTACGTAGTATTGTACAACACCTTGTACATGTAAGTGGTTAACAGGTTCAAGGTCAGCTACAGTCTCACCCTTGATACCGAAGTTACGATAGACGTAGTCTTGCATCTGTACGATAGAGGTACCTCCTTCGTTCTGTACAGTACGATCATACTCTAAAGCAAACACAGGCTCAATACCACTAGAGATATTATCAGCAGTGAAACTAATAGTACCCGTAGGCGCAATGCTAATGAGGTGTGAGTTACGTATTCCTTGATCTTTGATCTTACGCTTGAGGTCTTCGGGTAGTCTTGTAATAAACCCACCATCTAAATACTCCTTCTCTTTGTATGCCGGGAATGAACCCTTCTCCTTGGCTAAGTCTGACGAAGCAGCATAGCATGTGTACGTCAGGGTCTTCATAAGTTTACGGATGAACTTGATACTATCAGATGAGCCATAGCGGAACCCTAAGAGAGTGAGGCAGTTAGCAAGACCGGTAATACCAAGCCCCATCCTGCGTTTCCTCTTTGCTTCCTTAGACTGAGCATCAAGAGGGTACTCAGTCCTATCAATAACATTGTCCATAGCACGAACAACATGAGGGATGTCCTCCTTTAGCTGTTTGAAGTTAAAGTAGTTCTCCTCCTCTTTTTCAGTAAGGTAAGGGTTGTTTACTACAGTTACGTACTTAACCATATTAAAGCTACCTAACAGACAGGCACCGTAAGGTGGTAGAGGTTGCTCACCACAGGGGTTAGTGGCCTCAATAGTCTCACAGTAGTGTAGGTTGTTCTCTCTGTTGATCTGATCAATAAAGATCACTCCCGGTTCTGCCCAGTCCCAGTTGTTACGCATAATCTCATCCCATAGCATGGACGCATCGATAGAGCCATAATCTTTACCACCAAACCTAAGCATGAACGGTAGTTTCTTAACTACACAGTTCATGAACTCATCAGTTACACCTATAGAGATGTTGAAGTTAGTTAGGCGGTTGTCGTTCTTCTTAGCCCGTATAAACTCCTCAATGTCAGGATGATCTATACGTAGCACACCCATCATGGCCCCTCGTCGGTGTCCTGATGAAACAATGACACTACATACTGCATCATAGATTTGCATGAATGATACAGGGCCACTAGCAGAACTACCAAGAGACACAATACGATCACCACTAGGGCGAATACGACTGAAATCAAACCCAATACCACCTCCTCGACGCATCGTTTCAGCAGCTTCACTGGCTCGTTGCATGATAGTGTCCATAGAGTCTTCGATGTTACCGGAAACAAAGCAGTTGTACGCAGTAATACTCCTTGGAGACCCCATCGCGGATTGTACACGGCCCGCTGCCATATACCTTTGATCCATGATAATGTCTTTGTAACTCTTCCTGTGTTCATCAGTATCTCCCATTGCCGCTGCCTCTCTAGCTTTGGCTTCTTCAAACGATTCATTGGGTAGCCTGTACTTCATAGCGTGTAGCTCTGAACAGGCAGGTACTTGTGGTCCATACTTACTCATGGTCTTTTCCATTGTTTTATCCATAGATAGTTATCAAGTTTATGTATCCCTCTGGCAAACATACGTACAGGGTATGATCTCCAGAAGTACTTACGTATCATAATAAAGTTCCTTAGCCAACTCAGCGTAGTGGATAACCTTGTCTAGGTCCTCTATCTGACCCTTCTGTTCATGTCTACATATGTACTTAACGATGTTACCTTCACACCATCCTAACTTGTTCCTATGAATGAACTCAATGGGTTGGATAACCATATCTTTGTAGTGCTTACCACCTATTTGTTGTTCCAACACGGGTTGTTTCTTCATGTACTCTACTGCACTTACCATTTAACTCTCCAGTCTAGTGTTTCAATGTGGTTACGTTGTCCGGTAGTTGGGTGTCCTTAGGGTCAGGCGTAGAACAACTGTCCAACAATAGAGTTACTGCCTGTCTAAGTGACGTTAGTTCCTCAGCGGCAAACGCATGTGACTGCATAGTCTCCACAAGTTTCCTCACCTGCTCCATACGTCCCACTAAGATGTCCGGTGGGAACATAAACATAGGTTCCGACATATCATCCATCTATTTCTTCCTCTTCATAGTCAATTTCAATATCAACGTCATAGGCTTCTCTTAGAACCTTCATGTAGTCCTCTATGTAGTCCTCAAAGCGTTCTATGATGTCCTCCGTACTGATGTCCAGTATGTCACATAATAGGGAAGGGTCAGTCAGTACCGCTAATCTATTTAGGAATTGCTGGTTATTTAAAGGCATCTCTACTGTCCTCCAAAGTGTACCACTTAATCCCTTCCTTGTCACACCATTGTGCCATCGTTAACCTTCCACCTTTACGTACCTTCTTGTTTGGGTTATGAAGAATGAATACTAATTGTTTCTTCTTTGGTAACGAGTCCCTAATGGCTTTGTACTTCTGAATATCTCCTACCCTAAAGTACCCCTTGGCCTCAACAAGTGTCTCTATGTTGTTCTTGGATCGACCTACAAAGTCAGGTATGTATTCCCTGTGTACCACATAGGGAACCTTGTGTGGTTCGTAGGTAGCAAGACCCGATAAGGCCTTACCACACTCCTCCTCGAACTTATTCCTGTACTTTGGTTGCTTTGGCACTGGCCTTACTCTTTGGTTGTTTACCCTCCTTAACAAAGAAACGGAATAGTTCTCCTGTCGATTGGTTTAAAATGACTGGTCCGTCGAACTCCCACCCTTCGTCAAGAAGCTCATTCATGTCGGTGATGAAATGCTCTAATCGTGTCGGTGTCCGTCTGATCATTGCAGTTTTTTTAACCATAGTCTACTTCTCCTTTATCTAAATTAATCTCAGGTTGTTGCACCCCGGCTCTATTCTTAGGGGCGTTTACTACAGTAGTTAAGAACTTTGGACCACTGCCAGTATAGAAACCTCGCACTTCTGGATAACAATGTCTCTTGTATTTGCAGTACGAGCAAATAGTAGGCAGTTTTAAGTTGCCTGATTTCCCGTCCTCCACAGGCGAGTCGCATCGAAAGGGACGGTCTTCCTTTACGACACATTGCTTTACATGTTTAACACGTTCCTCAATGTCACTTGAGTAGAACTCATACATAGGATCGTCCTTGTCGGCAAGGTCATATGTGAGGACAGAGAGAGTGCCGTTCTGTTTGTCCATAGCTAACCAACCAAACTTGGTGTCCCCTTCTGCATGGGCGTATGCTTTACACTGATCGACATAACCAAAGCTATCATTAGAGGCTAAGGTACGATCTTGGAACTTCTTAATTCCAAAATTAGTGGTGGACTTTACGTCAATAACCGTACCGTCAATCTTACAGTCCATATGTCCATCAATACCACCTACGGAAACCTTCTTCTGTTCGTCAGTCACCTCATGTCCACTCAGGCGTACCAGCATGAGTAAGAACTCCTCGATCATATGACCATACATGAACTTGATCAGGGTCTTGGGTTGTATCTTCTCGCCTGTGTACTTATTAGTAGCGAACCATTGTTGTAGGTCAGGTTTACCAATGGCGGATAGGCGAAGGTTACCATTACCGTAGTTCCGATCAGAAGGTAAGAACTCCTTCTTCATGAGGTCCTTCATTGCCTCACCAAAGCGTTCGATCTCCTTTGATGTATCAACACCCTTGGCAGTATTCTTATTCTGCATCAGCGTGTAAATGTCCTCTACTAATGTGTCTAATGTTTTCTCTTCAGTCATATCACTTCCTTTGTTAGTGGGTTTCTGCCCAGTTAGTTCCTATCTTGTAGTCCCCATCTAAGGGGCATCTCATGTTAAACTTAATTCCTGCGTCCTTAATACACTCCACTGCCAACCAACCAAATTCCTCTGCCTGTTTCTTAACTACTTCAGTTTGGAATTCATCATGTACGTTGGCTACAAATCTGTATTCTATATTATGTATTTTAGCATATGTATCTAATGTTGTCAATGCCTTTTTCATAATAATTGCACCGGCTGACTGTAGAAGTGTATTAAGTGCCGCATGTGGTGACCTGATGATTAGTTTCCTTCCGTCCAACCCCACAAGATATCCTTTTGTATTAACGACTCTTTCCACTCGTTCCCGTAGGTCTCGTAAAGCTGGTGTATTTCGGAGGAACTCGTCTTTAAGTCTTGCGCCATCTTTTTTAGAACCTCCGACGATAGACCCGATTTTAGAATCTCCCGCTCCATAGAGGAAAGCGTAGATAAAAGTTTTAGCGTTGTCTCTTGTTGTAAGTCCAGTAGCGATTTGATTTGCTGTGTGTATGTCTCCATTAATGACTTCATTAGTGTACTCCTTATCATTCATGTAATGTGCCAACATGCGTAGTTCTAACCCAGACGCATCGACACCAACTAGTTTGTAACCCTCTGGGACTGTCCAGCAACTACGGCATTCCTTTCCATAGGGTGAGTAACTTGCGGGGACCTGGGCCACATTAGGGCCACTATGGGTCATTCTCCCGGTCACTGCGCCTATTGTATTCACACTACCATGTACTCTTCCGTCTTCCTCAGTCTTCTCAAGCCATGAGTCCACCATCCCAACTCTCTTGACTATCATAAGGTACTCAGCTATTAACTGAGCCTCAGGTATATTCACCTTACTAAGTACCTCCTCGTCCACCAAAGGTCTACCTGTGGGAGTAAAGTCCTTAGGTTTCCACCCGTAGAACTCAAGGTGTCTTGCTATCTGTTGACGAGAACCTAAGTTGAATTCATTCCAATCAACTCTTGTAAAGGGACCACCTACGTTGCACATATCATCACCTAAGAACTTAATATTAGTGATTTTATAACGTGATCCGCCCTTTATTAACTCAGGCTCTATAGTTTCTTCAGTTGACGTAGGTAGAGGGATGAACTTCTCATGTACCTCGTCCTCTAGTTCCATCTTACGTTCCTTAAGTTTGGCCTGTAGATCATGTAGCTTACGTTGATCCACAAGCCAACCATTGTCCACTTGCTTTGTGATTATCTTCTGTACCTCATGCTCTAGCTCTACGGACTCCCCTGTAAATGACTCAAGCTTTTTAATAAGAGTAGTATAAACGTGATGGGTTAAATCCAAGTCCCTTTCGCAGTACTTAATCATCTCAGGGGACAGTTGTGTCCAATCATCATGGTCTCCCTTGGGAGACTTAAGTCGATCACCCCATGCCTTAAGACTATGACCGTCCTCTAGTTGAGGATTGAAAAGTCTAGATAGGACCAAAGTATCTATAATCTCATGTCCACTAAAGTCCAACCCCAGATGCTCCTCAAGTACGGGAAGATCAAACCCTATAACATTGTGACCAATAATATGAGTATATCCAGCAAGATCATTTTTAATCTCCTCTAAATCATGAAGGGGAAAGTAGTGCTTGATCTGGTTCGTCTGCAGGTCCTTTGTACCCATCATCCAGATAGTCCCCACGTTTCGGTTCACTAGCTCTGTGGTCTCTATATCTAAGATAAGTTTCTTCGTCATCTAAAATACTCTCGTTAAATTTCCAAGCTATATGCTCAAGATCGTGACAAGGTCCACATAGAACCACACATTTATTGGCTTCGTCAAGGGATTTTTGTGAAGGCCCTTTAACCCCTCTCCACCTCGTTACGTCTACCTTCATTACTTTGTCGGCAGGGACAGGGTGATGGAAATGTAATAACTCTATAGGGTATTTAGTCCAACAACATTCACAGGATGAATCACATCTGTTATCTAAGTAAATCTGTTTATTCCATTTTCCCATATCGGCATAGAACTTACCCTTTGAATAAACTGAGGCCCATGCTTTAAAATTCTTCATCATCAACGTCCCCTGTCTCTGGGTTACAAGTCTCTACCATACGCCCTGTATCCCTGTCGTACAAAAGGTAACAAGCAGGTCCGGTCTCACCACTGTAGCGATTCTTAAGTACCCTTACGGTAGTGGTGTTACGTATGGTTAGGTCCTCATGTTGCTGATCTCTCTCTAACCCAATGACCATATCGGACAACTGAGCTATGGCGGCTGAACCCCTCAACTGACCAAGTGAAATCTTACCGCCGTCCTCATGGGCCTTACCGTCAGGCCTCTTAAGATGGGACACTAGGAAGATACCTACACCAGTCTCCTCCACAATGGTACGGAACTTAGTCATAATACTGTCGATAGCCTTACGCTCGTCGTTGTTCTCCTGATCAGACACAATGATGCTTAGGTGGTCGATAATGACCCACTTACAGTCAGTCCCTTTAATCATGTACCTTAGCTTGGACAGGAGATTGTCCTCTCCGGTGCTGCCAAAATGCTCCATCAAGGTGAACCTACCCGTACCTAAGGTCATGTTGAACCATTTAATATGATCAGACTTTGGTATGTCCGGGTCATTCCTGAGTGTAGGCAGTGGAAGGTTAGCCTCAATGGACATGATACCCTTACCCGTTAGGTCTACGGATTCCTCAAGCGCCATAATGCCAATGTTATCACTGGTCTGCCGTAGTAGATAATGGCTTAACTCTCTGGTCACCTGAGACTTACCCATGCCAGAGCCTGACGTAAAGGTAACTAACTCCTTAGGTCTGAACCCGTGAGTAAGTATGTTAAGGCAGGACCATGGATAGGGGACACTCTCCACAATAGGGGAATTAATGATACGATCATAGAGGTCGGCCCCATTGATTAGCCCAGAGGGTTTGTAGGGTTTTGCGTCCCACCAAGCCCTTGTGAACTCCTGTAGCTTACCCTGCACAAGCATCTCCCCTGCGTCCTTAAGGGGTAACTTAACCACCTTGGCCTTACCATGAGAGAACAAAGGTAGCACTTGATCCAAAGCCTTCGATCCGGCATCATCATTGTCAAAGCAGAGTACTATGGACTCAAAGCTCTCAAGCCATTCTAGGTTGTTTTTAATGTCAGTCTTTGCACCTGCCGCACCAGTCCTAATGGACACTACGGGCCACTTACCGTCGAACATCTCACTGACTGCCATGGCGTCGATCTCACCCTCAGTGATGGTGACTGCCCTACCTCCCTCACCGTACAGATGTTGACCAAACAAAGCTAAGTTGCTTGAGTCCCCTTGATAAGGGAATGTTTTGTTGTTCACAATTCTAGTCTTGACACCGGACAT